ATTCAGAGTCCAATGGTGGCACTGAATTAACCACCAGATCTATATTCGATAGGTTGGATAGGGACGAGTTGGATGGGATTCAAATAATAACATCAAGAGTTAGAAACTTAGATCCGGAAAAGATTCGTATATTGCACTTACATGATTTGCCGCTTGATCCAGAATCAACGCATCTAAAAAATGAAAATAGTAGAAATTCGTTTCATAAATTGGTATTTTCTTCCCAGTGGCAATATCAACAATTCAGAGGGCATTTGTCTATACCATATGATACTAGAAGCGCGGTAATTTTAACAGGTATTGACCCAATTCCTTTGGATGAAAAGCCAAAAGATAAGATTCGAATGATATACACAGCCACACCGCATAGGGGTTTGGAAATTCTAGTCCCTGTTTTTATAGAACTAGCAAAATCAAACCCTGATATAGAGTTGGATGTATTTTCCTCTTTTGGTATATATGGTTCAAAATGGGAAGGTAGGGATGAACAATACAAACAAATATTTAAAATGTGTGAAGAACACCCGCAAATAAATTATCATGGTTGGAAATCTAATGATGTTGTTAGAGAAGCGTATCAAAAAGCGCATATCTTCCCATATCCTTGTATTTGGGAAGAAACTTCATGCAGGTCATTAATAGAGGCTATGTCTGCTGGTTGTATTTGTGTTCACCCGAATTTAGCTGCTCTACCAGAAACATCAGGCGGTTTAACTTTAATGTATGACGGTTCTACAGATATTAAAGACCATACTAGTATATTTGCAGCCTCGTTACAATATACCATAGATAATGTAAGAAAAAATAATTTATCAAATCTCCGAGAATTTATTAAACTTTATGCCGATTCTAGGCACTCATGGGATAATGTTATAATTCGTTGGAAGAGTTTAATCCAATCATTAAAAATGGAATACACAGATGATATTAGTTAGATCACCATTAAGAGTTAGCCTTTTGGGTGGCATGTCGGATATACCAAACCATTATAATGAATATGGTGGTGCAGTTTTATCCACAGCAATAGATAAGTATGTATATGTTTCTGTTATGAGAACACCTCAAAGACATATAAAAATAACATATTCCAAACAAGAACTTGTCACTAAAGTTGACGACATACAAAATGAAATTGTCAAAAATTGTTTAAAGTATTATGAGATAGTAAGTAATGTAGAAATAACAACGTTTGCGGATATACCAACAGTGGGTTCTGGGTTAGCTGGGTCTTCAGCATTTACATGCGCTTTGGTTGTTGCTCTAAATGAATATGTGGGTAATAACGAGATGGATGAGTATGAGATAGCAAGGGTTGCTTCTTATATTGAGTTGCATATGTGCGGTTGGCGTATAGGTAAACAGGATCAATATGCATCAGCATTTGGCGGTTTTAATTTAATTACATTCAGATCTAATGGTATCGGTGTTTCAAAAGTAAATTTTAGAAATATCGAAAACAATATGATTTTAATCCCAACCAATATAAAAAGACATTCATCTGAAATATTATCAAAATTGAATATTGAAGATAAGAAAAATACTGGAATCATAAATCAATTATCCGATCTGGCATATAATACATATAATTACATTCAATCATCCTCCAAAGATCAATATGAAAAATATGATGAGATAGTTCAAAATATTAATTTGTCTTGGAAACTGAAAAAAAGTATTGATGGTATAATTAATCCAGAAATAGATAGTATATGCAATGCCGTAAGTGAATACAGTGATGCTGTAAAATTACTGGGTGCAGGTGGTGGCGGTTACATACTTGCTCTTACTCAAAATAAACCGTGGTTAAGGTCTAAATTTGAAGATTGTTTGGATATTAAAATATCCATAGATGGAACAAAAATAATAAACCGAGGATAATATGAACATTTTTAACGAGCATGTTAAAAAAATATGTTATGGATTTGGCAGTATTGATAAAGAACAAATTGAAAAAGCAGTTTCAGTTATATCAGATGCTATTTTAAATAATAAAAAAATATTAACATGTGGAAACGGGGCATCAGCTTCCATCTCCCAACACTGGGCGTGTGATTATTTCAAAGGTTGTTCTGGTAAATATAACCCACAAGTTTTCTCAATATCTACAAACATACCACTTTTAACAGCTATAGCAAATGATATTTCATATGATGAGATATACTCTTATCAAATAGAAAGAATGGCAAAAAAAGATGATGTTTTAATTACAATCAGTTCAAGTGGTAATTCCCCAAATGTGGTTAGTGCAATAAAGAAAGCCAAGGATATGGGTATGAAAACCATATCACTGACAGGGTTTTCTGGTGGTAAATGTAGAGAACTTTCTGATATATCTATTCATGTTAATATAGATGAGTATGAGGCTACAGAAGATGTGCATCAAGCTATTATGCATATCATTGCAAAAACCCTAAAAGCCCAATTTAAAGATATAATTCCTTAAAAACCAATAACTTAATAAACCGCTTTACTTTATTTTAATAATACATTATGATTGTTAAACTAAAGCAAATTGGGTAAATTATGAAAAATCAAACGTTTGAAAAATTGCATATTGGTGATGAACCGATAATTGTGAAAGACACTTCCGACTTGGTCGAAGTGCTTAATTGGTATAATTATTCTTGTAATGAAGAAACCGCGAAAAAGTATATTATCCAATATATGAAAAAGAAAAGTTATACCAAAGAAGCAATCGAATCCTTTGATTCAATTTCAACTTATCAAGTACCCACAACTGCTGCATGGTTATGTCGTATTGTAAATAATGGCAATGAATTGGATACCAAACTGACATCTTATATAAAGAGTAAGATATCGGAAAGGATGCCTGTCGCCAAACCATCAGCTGAGGATGCCCCAAAGAAAGTAGTAAATATACAAGACAGGATAAAGTCTTCATCTAACATTTATATTTCTGATATTGAAGTTATGATTGATACTGTCATTGTCGACAACAGTAAACAAATTGATGTGTATTCATATTTGTTAGGAAAGGACGTTTCACCGCAAGTTTGCGGATATATTAAAGAGTTTTTTCAAGAAAGATTGGATGAAATATCAACCGATGATGAACAGATTATTGAGGGATATGGTGATCAACGTGGCATGTGGATTCAGTTTTATACAAATCTTTTGAGTGACATAGAAAATTATGTTAATAATAAAAAGAAAACAAAAGTCAGTAAACCACGCGCCAAGAAAGAAAGGTTGGTTACAGAAGTTGTTAAGAAGCTGCAATTCCTAAAACAGTTTCCAGAAATGAAATTGGTCAGTATCAATCCAACTGATATAGTTGGTGCTGAACAATTATGGGTTTATAATACCAATTATAAAACAATTACCTTGTATCAAACGAACACACATTCGGGGTTGTCAGTCAAGGGCACTACTATCATCAACTTTGATGAAAATGCCTCTATAACTAAGAAGTTGCGCAAACCGGAAATTGGTGTAAAGAGTGTTCTTGAAGGCGGTAAGATTGCATTGAGGAAATTCCTGGATAGCGTGACAACCAAACCGCAAACAACTACTGGAAGAATCAACCAACATACAATATTGTTAAGGGTTACCAAATGAGCAATGTCTTAAATTTTACTGGGAAACTTGTGAGTAGACCATCAAAGGAAGATATAGTAGACGACACCTTGGATAAGGTGGTGTTGGGAACTATTGATGTGTTACAAAATAACGGTGTTGATTTTAATAAATCAAAAGAACATATGATAAGTAATTTACCATTGTTTGCTTTGTTTGTTGAAACCCTAAAGGCAATTATATGCGCAGATAAAGAACTGCCACACCCTCTACAAGAAGTAGCAAATAGTCTTTTTGTTGTTGAAATGGAAGACAATGATATTTCTTATAAATTAAAAAATAAAGAAGGCGATGATAATGATAATAATTGATTTGAGTCAAATAATGGTGTCCAATCTGATGACACAGATTGATAATAAAACCGTGACAGTGGAAGAAGATTTGTTGCGTCATATGATACTCAATTGCCTGAGGACTTATGTAAAACGATTTAAATCTGAATATGGCGATGTTATAATAGCTTGTGATAGCAGAAAATACTGGAGGAAGGATATATTTCCCTATTATAAAGCCAACCGGAAAAAGAACAGGGAGAGCATGGGGTTGGATTGGAACTCTATTTTTACATCTTTTAATAAAATTAAGGGTGAATTGAAGACATATTTTCCCTACAGATGTATAGAAATAGAAGGTGCTGAGGCAGATGATATTATAGGGACGCTGGTAGAAACTTACGCAAACACCGGCGAAAAGTTCCTAATAGTTTCTGGTGATAAAGACTTCATCCAGCTCCAGGTTCATATGAATGTTAAACAGTATGATCCGATAAAAAAGAAATTTTTAGAAAGTAACGACCCAGCTAAATATATGAAAGAACACATTATGAGAGGTGATACTGGTGACGGTGTACCAAACTTCCTTTCGCCAGATGACTGTATTGTTCTCGGGAAGAGGCAGACATCTGTGATGAAGAAGAAGCTGGATTTTTGGGTTACAAAAGAGCCAGAGGAGTTTTGTGATTCTAATATGTTGAGGAATTATTGTCGCAATAAACAGTTGATAGATTTATCCATGACACCAGTGCCAATAAAAGAAAAAATTGTAGAAGATTATAATAGTCAATCTGACAAACCAAGGAATATGTTAATGACATATTTCATAGAAATGAAATTGAAAAATTTATTAGAAACCATAGGTGATTTTTAAATGAGAAAAGCAATATCAAAGGTAATACAAGAAGCTGCAGAAATAACTGATGTAGATTCTAGAGTGGATTATTTGATTAGAAATCAAAACGAACCTATGAAAGAACTTTTAAAATTGGCTGTTTCAAAAAACGTAGAGTGGGATTTGCCGGAAGGTGCGCCACCCTACAAGCCATCCACATACCTAGACCAAGAGGGTATGTTATATCATGAAACCAGAAGGTTGTATCTGTTTTTGAAAAGTGGCAATACAAATTTAACAAAAATTAAAAGGGAAATGTTGTATATCAATTTATTAGAGTCTTTGCATCCTGGAGATGCAGAATTGTTGATTGCTGTAAAGGATAAGAAGTTGCCGAAAACTCTAAATAAAAAGGTAATAAACAAAGCATTCCCAGGGTTGGTAGAGGATTAATACTTGTATGAGCAAAAGTGCAAAGGATAAAGTTTTTCGGGAAGAAGAAAGGGCTAATAATTTCATCAATGCTGATAAAATTTCTCATAGAAAAGAAAAGAAAATAAAGAACGCATTAAAAACAAAAAATATTAATTATTTTTTTGAAAATGATGATTACGATGATGACACAAACATTGTCACCTATAGGAATAATAAATAATTATGCCAACATACACTTTTAAAAATTTAGAAACTGGTGAAGTCTTTGATAAAATTTGTCATATGTCGGAAAGGGAAGAGTTTATAAAAAACAATAATGTCAAACAACTTATACATAGTGCACCGCCCATGAGTTATGCCGGAACTATAACAAAACCTGCAGCTGGGTTTAGAGATTTACTTAAGAGTATGAAAAAGGCGCACCCTCGGTCTAAAATCAACGATTTTTAAGGATAAAACTTGGAAAATAAACCGTCTAAAAAACAAAAAAGAACTAAACGGCAGAATGATAACCTTGATAAAAACCAAACGCCAAAAATACAAAATTTTAAACTTGAAAAAATTGTACCAAAAACCAATAATCAAAAATTAACATTTGATAATTATTCCAGTGGTAAAAATTTACTGCTGATAGGAACTGCTGGGACAGGAAAAACATTTCTATCATTATATCTTGGGGTGAAAGATGTAATGGATTTGAAGTATAAAAAAATGATTATAGTCAGAAGTGTTGTTCCCACTAGAGACATGGGCTTTCTGCCAGGCAATCAAACAGAAAAATCTAAAGTTTATGAAGCACCATATTACACTGTATTTTCAGAATTATTCAATAGAAGTGATGCATACGATATATTAAAAAATAAACATACCGTCCAATTTATAACCACGTCATTCACAAGAGGTATTACCTTGAATGATTGTGTTATTGTTATCGATGAAATACAAAATATGGTTGCCAGTGAATTACATACAATAATCACCAGGATAGGAAATAATTGTAAAGTTATTTTTTCTGGTGATTTAAAACAAACTGACCTCAATAAAAGAAAAGAAATGTCTGGGTTTTCTGATTTTATAAAAATATTAAAAAATATGGGTGATTTTTCTTGTATTGAATTTGATAGAAATGATATAGTCAGAAGTGATATTGTAAAGAAATATATTATAACAAGAGAATTTTTAGAAGATGCTGGGCAAATCGACAGAATTTAATACAGGGCGCAAATCTTTTTGTTTTGATAATAAAATATCTTTTGCAGATTTAAAAACAAAAACAGTTGATGGTAAAAGACATTACATAACAGAAGACAATCAATTTTCATACCCATCAGTAACAACCATTTTAGATTATAACTCTGATAAGACTTTCCTAAAGAATTGGAGAAAGAATATCGGGGAAGAAAATGCCGATAGAATTTCAAGAGTTGCTGCAAAAAGGGGCACATCATTCCATGCCTTATGTGAAAAATATATTCTTTGTCAACCTATGGATTTTTCTTTATACATGCCCAATGAAATTTTAATGTTCAATAGCATTAAAAAAATACTGGATGTTGATATAGATGATATTCATTGTATTGAAGAAGTTTTAATTTCTCATAAATTAAAGATTGCTGGTAGAGTTGATTTAATTGCAAAATATAAAAATCAATTATCAGTTATAGATTTTAAAACCTCAGCAAAACCTAAAAAGATAGAATGGATTGAAGATTATTTTAAACAGGCAACAATGTATGCTTATATGTTTTATGAGATGACTGGAATAATAATAAAAAAAATAGCCATATTAATTGCTGTTGATAGCACAGGAAGTGCGCAAGTATTTGTAGAATCCCCGTCAAATTTCACCGAAAAAGTGTCATCAAATATCAAAAATTTTTACAAAAACCCATAAGTCGTTGATTTATAAAGAAATTGAATTCTTTACTTTATTTCCTTAATACATTATACTGGTTTATAAGTTAAATAAAAGGAAACAAATATGTCGCTATACATGGCAAGTGGTAAAGAGGAATCAAAGATGAACAGTTCAATCCAGAAATATGTAGATAATATTAATATCTGGAGAGACATCATGGGCAAAGAGTCACTCAGCCTTCTCAACTCAAAAGATTGTCAGATGATTGCAGACATCCTTGAAAGTGACATGAGCCCAGAAAACATCACCTGTGATGGTGAGATCCGCGGAGCACAAGTCCAGCAAAAACTCAATTATTATACTCGTTGTGCTAAAGAATTGAAGAGCATGGCAGTAATATTTTAAACTACTGGAGAATATAAAATGAGAGTAATCGGAAAAAACGCGGCGATTTTAGGCGAACAATTTGCGAGAACCTTAAGCCACTTTGTCAACCCGGAAAATCGCGGGGCGATCCTAGATTTGCGTAATGACATAAGGGCGATGTTTTCAGTATCAACGGAACGGATCGCCTTTGATGATGCTTTTCGCGCAACAATGGATCACCTTGAACCACGCTAATATTTTAAAAACTAAAATATTGCTTTATTTTATTTCGTAAATATAGTATTATAATATTGTAAATTAAATAAAAGAGGAAATATATTATGGCACACATGATTGAAATTAGTGAAGATGGTTTTGCCCACATTGCTTATGCCGGTGAAACTCCTTGGCATGGCTTGGGCGTTAAAGTTCCTTCTGACGTTTCTCCTGAGCAGATGCTGATCTCGGCAAAGCTGGACTGGGAAGTTGAAACAGTTCCGGCATATGCTACCGTTGATGGTAAGCAAGTAAATGTAGACCGCTCTGCACTTATCCGCAAGTCTGACAA